CAGCGATTGTTCGGATGGAAAGCGAACCTGCCCGGTAGGCTCGTTCGATCGCCTCCCAGTCGGGTTGCTTGGTTGTCATAGGAATCCTTGATTATTGGAACCAGCCAGTGGCCTCTGCGCCACAGCCTCGGCAGAACACAGCGCCGTTCGCCTGGGCGCCACGACGCATGATGAAGAAGTCGTCGGAGCCACAGTTGCACTGGTAGCCCTCCTCTCCCTCGCTCGGGCCATACGGCCACTTGAAGACTCCACGGTGAGAGCTGCAGGACGGGCATTCGAGATTGCGGCATCCAGCGGGCGCTACAGCCACCCACTCATGCTTACAGTTCGAGCAGATGGCCTCGCCGGCCGAATGCGGCGCCTCCTGCGGCTTGAACTCGAGAATCTTTCCGGTCATGCCCTTCTCCAGTGTCGCGACACAATTTGCACTCTCGCGAAACGTGTCGCGACCTACTTGCTCTGACTGCGCTTGATCTGCGCGTCCACCTGGTCTGCGCAGGTGTCGAGCAGGTTGATGGCTTGATTCTTCAGTTCCCAAAGCTGGCCGTTGTCGGCGAGGTCTTCATCAGCTACTCGCTCACACGGCACCAGCTCAGGGGGCTCGACTCTTACCGCCGCTGTCTTTGTTACCACCGGCGGCTTTCCCGCGCAGGCCGTCAGGCAGAGGCTGAGCAGCCCAATCACGAACAGGCTTGCTGTTGCGCTTGAGTTCTTCAAAGTTCTTCTCCGCCTTTCTGGCTTTGGCCTGGCTAGCCTGTAACCGCTTGTTCAGGTCTTTCTGGTAATCGGCGTTGCGCTGGGCTTCGGCGCGCAGGGTGGTGATCGTGGCCTGGCTTTCGAGGTTGGCGTCGACCGCCTTCTTCTTCTCGCTGGCTTCGAATGCCACCTCCCCGCGAAGGGCTACGACGCGCGACTGTTGAATCCCAATGAGCAGCAGGCCGACCAGAGCGATGATGATTCCTGCAGCGAAGGTCTTCATGCGGCATCCGCCTTGCGACCGAGGAATCGGGTCACCAGTTCGCGAATGGCTGTCACGCCGAGGAACCCAATAGTCCCTCCGGCGGCGATCGATAGGCTTGAAGGCCAGGCCATCCACTCAATAACGCTGGACGCGACCAGACTCAGCGATCCGCAAATCAGCGCCTCGAAAATGATACGGCGCACGCTGGTTTCTTTTCCGTCGTAGATGACGCGAAGCAAGCAAACGGTGATGGCCATGATGACGCCCGCCATTAGCGGATTGCTCAACGCCAGCCAGAGCTTGGCCCATGTGTCTGGCTTGTCAGGCATGTTTGGCATCCGGGTTGCCTCCCCCTTGGGGAGATTGATAAATCCGGCGTCCGCTGCACTCCCAGCTCGGGGCAATGGGTGTGGGGAGCCGAAAACGAAAAGCCGCAGCGAGTGCTGAGGCTTGGAATTAGGCAAGGAAATGGGCCGCGTTAACGGCCCATCCTTTTAGGTCAACAGATCGTAAGTCATGCTCACGCGTACGGGGCCATTGTTAGCCAAAGACCACAGACCGAAGCCGGCCGGAATATGAACCGGGTACGGCAGTTGCATAATGGTCTGAAAAGCCCCGAACACAGGTGGCTTCGTGTAGTAGTCATAAGGATCTTTTGGAGCAGTAGCACCGGTCATGATCAACCCATTAGTCGTACACGTTCGAATTACGAGACCTGCAACGTTGTCCGCAGGCTTGACGAGAACAGTGATGCCCAAGCCTTCACTGTTGTAAAATTTTGCACCTAGAGTTACTGGTTCCATTTTCTATACCTTTTGAGTCGAATGATTGTTCGCGGAGGATTCCGCTTTCATGTCGCTCAAAGGCGATCGCTCGAGGCTCGTGGCCTTCTCATGATTCAAAGTCCCGCATCGGGAGCATTTGATCTGGAGCTCGGTAAACTCACCCACGCGGGCGAGAAGTCTGTTGCACTTTCCACATCTGCAATCTTTAAGCATCTGCAAAGCCTTGTCGTTTTCTGCTAGGCTCCGCCCCGCTCGCGCGAGCAGTGAGGGCCTTGGCTGGCTTGCAGGCTGGTTCTGCGATCTGGCGTCTCCCTTGGGTGTTGCATCACCCTCTGGAGTCGCCCTCTCTTTTCCCGCGATGGAACGAAAGGCCCCGAATCTGTCGGGGCTTTTTCGTTTCTGCCGGGCATAAAAAAGCCCCTGCGAATGCAGAGGCCCTGAATAGGTGCGCTAGTCTTTCCGAGCTGTCGGCCAAAGACCATCCCAGCGTCGACGCCCCTTTGCATCGATCTCGCTGTTCCTGTCTCGCGCCACCCTGAAAGCATGTGAGGTCAGGGTGCACGGGCTGCCGGTGTTGATTCCGTACGTCGCACTATCCGGCTATCGACGTCCAGGCCTCCCTGAGGGCAGCCTTGGCTACAGGTAAATTTGAGGCACAAAAAAACCCGCCCAGTAAATACTTGGCGGGTTTCCTGAGTTTGAGTGTGCCGGACAAGTGGCACGTTGTTGCTCTATTTTGGCCTCTGACCGTGATCAGCAGGCCTCAATGGTGAAGGCAGGCAGGTTGTTGACGTAGTAGGCGGTTGATGCATTTGCCGCGAGATTTGCCGACGCTTTAAAAATTGCCTTCTTCATACGCCATTCCCCTTCTTGTCCGAATTGTTGAGCTTCATTTGGTGAATCAGTGAGTACTTGGAACAACCACATAATAAATACTGCTGCCAAGCCCACCACCATCAACAACCCACCCTGTGCGCCATAGCCGCATGTTAATGCTCGGTCACCACTCCTCGATGCGCGCAGGAATGACAGGATGGGTTAATAATGCGACATGGCGACATGACATTGCAAGCCCTTTTGAGGGACTATTTTATGCCGCCTCGCCTTCTAGCACTCCGACTGCTTCAAGCATGTGTTGCGCCTCGACCAGAGCCTCGTTCACAAGCGACTCCAGCCCGTCCTTGATGGCCTTGTTCCAGCGCTGGTATGTGCGCTCTGTAAGCCCTTGGGAATCCCAATTCGTCATGTCGTAGTTCGAGTCGGCCAGGACGATCATCTCGCCTGGCTTTTCTTCTGCTACTGCGCGCGCATGCTTGTTGGCCCGAGCGACGTCTGCATCTGCTGCCGCGTTGCGCCAATCCCACTGCCCCGGCTCGTTGCTCTCCCGGTGCTTCGGCGCCTTGATCTGGGTAACCGCTCGCTGAATGCCCTTCACCTGTTGCGGCACCGCCCAAACCAATACGGCATGCTGCGTGAAGCGCAGCGGTGCCGCGGTCTTCACCACTGCGACCAGTCGGCCGATGGAATCGATCTTGCGTCCACGGTGTGTGCTGTACTTCGCCACTAAGGCATTCCAGTGCCGCGGGGCGAGCTGGGCGTGCAGGAGCTTGTGCACTATGCAGTCAGCAAGCAGCGCGGCATCCTTCCCGGATATCTCGCCCTTGAGCTTGCTGGCCTGCACCCGAGGCTCGACATTGCACCCGCCGGAACTGTTGATGGTCTCGGCGGCCAGTGCACGCACCACCGCTGAAATGACGTTGTGGTAGTTCATGCTGCAGTCCTCTTAAGTTCTCGGGTCTTGGCCCGGTATTCGGCCTTGATGGTTTTGATTTCGTCGATGGTGTACTTGCGGGGCTCATGAGGCCCTTCCAACCAAATCACTTTTTCGGCGCCGATGCGCTGCACCAACCGCATGCGGTACTCGACCGCGTTACCGGACAGGTTGCGGTTGCACTTCACGCACTGGCGGTGGATGTTCAGGGGTTCGAAGCGCAGTTCCGGACAGGCTCCGACGGATCGGTAGTGGCCAGCGTCCCAGCGGCTGCCCGTCATGAGGTCGTTGTCGTTCGGCATCGCGTCGCAGCTGATGCAAGGCAGGTGCGCGTCACGCAGGCGGACGTATTCGTTCACGGCAGCCTGGGCCTCGCGCAGGTGATCCGCCCTGCTCTTCAGCTTTTCCTTGCGCACCTGGATCTCGCGGCGATCGCGCTGGGCGATGGCCTTGCGTGCTTTCTTGGTGTTTGCCGGCGCGTGAGCCAGCGCGCATTTTGGGCTGCACACCACCTGCGTGGTGTTGAACGTCGGCGCGAACTTCTCGCCGCAGGCCTTGCAGGTTTTCTGCTTCACATCCTTGAGGGCTGTGCGCATCAATACCGCCCTCCCCACTTGTCCTGCTCAGTCCAGCGCACGTCATGCTCGGCGCCGAAGGCATGCATCAGCTCGAACAGATCGCTGAACCACTTCTGCGACTGCTTGCGGGTCGATACGGCCATCACGACGAAGCCACCGTCGAGGCCTGGCTCCGCGCGCTGCTTCTCCAGCGAGGCACTGAAAAGGCACTTCCAGTCCTCACTGCTCAGCTTCTTGCCGTGCCAGATGACTTGCTCGGATACGTCCTTGAGCATTGCCCACATCTTGCGGTTACAGACGTCAGGGCGTTTCTCGTCCTTGATGACCACGATCTTGGGTTTGGTGAAGTCGGTTGCATGCAGAACGCCCATGAGACGGCTGATATCGCGTTGGCTGCGGATTGCGAACTCGGTCATCGCCCGAACTCCTTGAGCAATTGACGTGCCCCCATGACGGCACCTTTGTCGCCGGATGTGCGGCTAATGTCCTTGAGCCACCCCAGCATTCGGGTGTTCTGTGCTTTCAGGTCGACGACCATGCCGAGCAACTCGTCCCCGTCGGCGTCCATGTCGGACTTGAGCGCTTCGCCAATCGCGCCAAGGTCGCAAACGGCCGCCAGAAGCATGCGCTTGTGCGATTCGAGATCCTTGCGAAGCACCTCGGTGTCAGCCAGCAGCTCAAGCGCCACCTCCTCCACGGTCTTCTCCCCGAGGAATTCCTGCAGAGCCTCGGTGTTGCGCTTCCAGTCTGCGCAGTCGGCACGGTAGGACGCGGCTTCGGCCCACAGCAGCTTCTGGAGTTTTTGTTTGTCGATGGTCATGTCCGTTGCTCCGTGGTCTTCTTGCCGAACTTGGCCAGCAGTTGCGCCCGTGCGGCGGCGCCGGTGGTTGGGACGCCCTGAGTGGCCAGCAGTCGAGCCTGGCGCTGGCTGGCGAATTCCTCGGCCAGTTCCAGTTCGCTCTTTTGGCCGTCGTGACCAATGCCCGTGGCGATTTTCCCGTCCAGCGGTTGGTTGGCCTGGGCGCGGCGCAGGATCACCTCGTAGTTGCGGTCGAATCTGGCGCGCAGGCCTTTGTCTTCCTGCTTTGCTGCGCGCAGGTCGAACAGGCCGGTGGCTTCCGATGCGAGCTTCACGGCTTCATGGCTGTAGGTGCCCATCAGCGCTTCGAGCCAGGCATCGGCCGGCGCAGGCATGCCGAAGTCTTCAGGGCTCGGCACGCACATGGCGATGAACTCACCAACGCTCGGCGCGAAAGGCTTCTTGAGCTTGCGGCACTTCTGGATACCGAACTCAATCTGATCCAGCGTGCGGATGCCTACATCGGCAAACTCTTTGATCCACTCGGCCTTGGCGGCGTCCAGCGCTTCAGTGGAAGGCCACGCTTGGCGCCACGCCGGGAAGATCCCGCGCAGGCGGCGGAACAGATCGTTCACAACGTCGACCGTCTGAGTCGTCACGTGGAGTGGCTGGGTCTGCTTGGCCGGCGGTAGGTTGCCCATGGTCGCCATCAGTTGGTTGGCAGGCTTCATGGGCTCACCACAAGCCCTTCGGCCCAGGCATTGCTTTCGAAGTCAGGCTCGGCAGGCTGTCGACGCGGCGGAAACTGGCGGACATTGCTGGCCGTTGCGTTATCGCGCTTCACCCACTTCACCAGCAGGCTCACCCAAGAGGCTTGCGTCTCGACGCGGCCAGAGGCCGAGTAGTGGCAGACGAATGCAGCGGTCGCTTCGCTGGTGAACTCAGCAACTGGAATCGCCATGCGCAGCGCATAGGACTTCAGCAGCTTCTGGTCTGGCACCCAGTCGAGGGTCATTTCAGTCGGCGACTTTGGGTCGACCGAATTTTCCTCATCCGCGTGTAGTGAGTTGTGTTGATCTTCTCCTATTCCCTTCCCTTCCCTTCCGGGGTCTACCGGTCGACGATCAGTCGACGACTCCTCGGCGAATTGTTGGCGAATGCTCTCCGACTGATCGTCGAATTCAGAAGGTGGGCCGGGATATTTGAAGTTTTTTTTCTCGATCTTCTGGTGCTTCCAGCCACGGACATGGAAGTAGTTTTTCCCGGTCACCCAGTAGCTCTGGATCAGCTCGGCGCCTTCCAGCTCGCCCAGCAGATTGCTCACCTCCTCGGTGGTGATGTCGTCACCTGGAAACACCAAGGCCTTGATGGTTCGCGGTGCCAGCGGATGGTTGCCGCCGTCATCGCAGAAATTCCACAGACCAATGAACAGCAGCCGAGCCATCGGGCGGCAGGACATGACCTGCTCGCTCGACCAGAACTCGGGCTTAACGGTACGGATGCGAGCCATCATTCAACCCCCTGGATCTGATACTGCGCCCACAGGCCGGCAATCCAGTTGACGCCCTTGGGAGTGAATTTGGATTGGTTGTAGGCGTGGCCGCTGTCGCTGGTGCCGGCTTTGACTTCAAAGCGGCCAGCGTCGATGTGAGGCTGGTAGGCCTGCCATTCGCCGCCCATGCGGTACATGATCTTTTTGTCGAGCAGGAACTCGCGAAAGCGCGATTCGTTGGCCTTGAGCAGCTTCGCCACCTGGCGGAACCCCTTCAGCCCCGTTGATTCCACGTAGCGCTCAACGAAGGCAATCTTCGGCGCGGCCTCAATCAGGGCCTGATTGGCAGCCTGCTGGAGTTCGAATTGTTCGGCCCAGGCACGGGCAGCCGCCGCAGGGCTGGAGAAGTCAGGAAGGGTCGCAAGAACTTTGGGACGGACCTGCTCTTCCAGTTCCGTCCAACGGCGGACGACAGCCCTTCTCATCTTGGCGCTGTAGCCGGTCAACAGCGTCTCGGTCAACTCTTTGTCGAGCAGGTATTCGGTTTGCTCACGATTCATGCTGTCCAAATAGATGCGAGCAAAATCGCTCACATCTTCTTCAAGCTCGGAGGCCATGGCCTGGATGTCTCGCTTGACGTCTGGGTGACGCGTGCCGGTCAATTCCGCGATCTCGCGA